GTACAAGTGACGATCCGACCACCGGAGACAACCGTGTGAGTGGTGCAAGCCCATGCAGTTGATGCTAGGACTGTTAGGTAAACGGCGATGAGTTTTTTCATATCTTTGCCTTGCTTGGTAAACGATGGACTGACGGGAGAATCGTGATTGACTTTCTGAACTTGGTGATTGTTTCTTCTTTGTTCTGATCGTCTTTGCGAACAGTGGTCATTGTGGACTTGTCTCGCTGGCGCTGGAGTTCGACACCGATGGATTGTTCGCCTGTTCGCCACTGAAATGCGTTTGCCATTCGTTGATACCTTTGAGCTGGTTGATACGCTTCTCAGGAAGTTCGTCCCACTGCGTCACAGCAGCGCGAGACACTCCGAGAAGGGTCGCAAGTTTACTCTTTGATCCAGCGATTTCAATGGCTTTTTGTAAATTCATGGTTTTCCTTAGTGCTGGTCAGCCTCATAAAGCAGAGTGGTGGTTGAAATTTGACACATTGAGCCACACGGAGCTAAACCGTTTTCTGACCAGCCTTAACATTGTAACCTTAACAAATCAGTCGGGATTAGGGAAAGTACCTACGCAAAGTGTTAAGTTGTGCGTTAAGATTCTCTCACCTTAACAGGTTTTAACAAGGTGTAGCAAATGAAAGAAACAGTCTCAGCAATCGTCACAATCCTTTCCATGATCGCCATCGGTGTCATGTTGGCATGGTGGGGCTAATGAACACACAAGCCCTTAAAACAGTCCGTAGGCTCTTTAATGTTGACTACATACCCAGAGAACAGAATCGCCACAATCAACGCGCCTGGGTGCGTTCTGTGCGTTCCTTGGGCAACCAATGGATTTTCTTGACCACCTGTGCTCATAAAAAAACAATGGTTGAATCAATGAAGCAAGCATTAGAAGCGTTTGAAAAGATTGGACAAGGCAAGTCAGATGCCGCAAACAATCTACGTCAAGCGATGGAACAAGCCTTGAAAGAAAACAAATGAATCCAGAGTACATCATCAACAGCATCAAACAAACATCAGACATTCACTATCGTGAAGGACAGGCAGAAGATCGCCTTGCTTATCGAGTAGGAATGTTGGAGCAGAAAATCCGTGAAATTTGTACTATGATGCAATTTCAATCTGAAGACCACAAAGCTGAAGTAACAGCATTGAAGAAACAGATTGATAACTTAACCTAAGGCGTAGTAAATGAAAGAAATCGCATCAGCATTGGTCAAAGCACAGAAAGCCTTTGGACCAGCCCTCAAGACCGCCACAAATCCGCATTTTAAAAAGAACTACGCAGACCTTGCCGCCTGTATTGAAGCTGTTGTAGACGCTTTAAACGCCAATGGCATAGCACTTGTTCAACAAACCAGTGATTGTTCTGATGGCGTCATTGTGGAAACAGTCTTTGTCCACGAATCCGGTGAGACATTCTCAAGTGGTCGCCTTCATGTACCTGCCAGCAAAAATGATGCACAAGGGTATGGATCGGCTCTGACTTACGCTCGGAGATACAGTCTGATGGCGGCTTGTGGTATCGCACCGGAAGATGACGATGGAAACGCAGCAACAAAGAAAAAAACAGCGATTGACAACAATCGTCTGTCAAAAGCGATTGAGCAAATCAAACTCGGAAACTACACCACAGACAAGCTACGCCGTGACTTTGATCTAACCGAATCGCAAGAGGCAACTTTGGTAGGAGCACTTGCAAATGATTGAACAAGGCAGCGAAGCATGGAAGTTACTCAAGGTAGGCAAGGTTTCAGCTTCTCGCATGGCAGACCTGCTGGCTAAAACGAAGTCAGGCGCATCAGCAAGTCGGGCTAAGTACATGGCTCAGTTACTTTGCGAACGAATGACTGGACAACCAACAGAGTTTTTCACCACAGCAGCAATGCAAAGAGGGACAGAAATTGAGCCAATCGCCCGAGCCGCTTACGAAGCAGAAAACCTCACCTCAGTCGAGCAAATCGCTTGGGTCGAGCATCCGACTATTCCGTTTTCGGGATGCTCACCTGATGGTCTCGTGGGAGAACACGGCCTCATCGAGATCAAGTGTAAAGAGATTCACAATCACTTGGATTCGATTCTGAACGACAGGATTGACCCAGACCATCAGGCTCAAATGATGTGGCAAATGTGCGTCACGGGTCGCCAGTGGTGTGATTACGTTTGTTTCGATGATCGAGCACCAGAGGGTCTTCAGTTGTTCGTCAAGAGGTTGCATCGTGACGAAGAAAAAATTAAAAACATGGAGGATGAGGTTAGGACATTCTTAAAAGACCTAGAAAACATGATTCAAAAACTCAATGAGATTAAGGAAAAAAATGGCAAGCGTATGTAAAGTTCATCTAGTAGGCAATGTCGGTCAAGACCCTGAAGTGCGTTATAGCGCGGCAGGTAAACCCATTGCAAACGCAACTCTAGCCACCACCTCGCGCCGGAAAGACAAGAACGGCGATCTGATCGAGAGCACAGAATGGCATCGTCTGACCTTCTTTGATAAGCTGGCTGAAATTGTTGGTCAGTACATGAAGAAGGGAGCACTCGTCTATGTCGAGGGAACGATCAAATATGAAAAGTACCTAAACAAGAAAGGAGTGGAGATCAATTCAACTTCAATAATTTGTAGCGAAATGACAATCTTGAAGCGTCCAGAAAATAAGGAAAAGCCTGAAAAGTATGAAGGCTTGCCACAGCTTGAAGATGATGATTCATCGGACGTACCCTTTTAAGGAGTGAAAATGAAACTTGAACTTGAACTTGAAGAAAACGAAATTGTGTTCTTAATGAACGTCTTGGGAGAACTTCCCACGAAGTCAGGTGCTTTCCTGTTGCTTCAAAAAATTGGGCAACAAAAAGCTGCACAAGAAACATTGAATGCAGTTCCAGAAAAGCAAAAAACAGAGTAAACTTAACAAATGATGCGTAGTCGCTCTACGCTACTTTCGGAAGCTGTAACAGCACCGGGATAAACGAATTGAAAAGCAAAGACCTAATGACTCGTCATCATTCCCTGTACAGATTGCAATCTGGTAGCAGATATGTCTGAAGACAGAATACTTAGGTAAATCCCGACCAACTTTAAAGGAGTAGCAATGAAACTTTTTGATCTTTTTAAACGCGCACGATCAACCGATCCAGTCACCTCTTTCGAGGCTGCTGAACAATTCCAACCAGAAAAGCATTTCGCCATGATTGTGGATTGCCTATCGACCCACGGACCGATGGGTAAGGACGGGATTGCATCTCGTCTTGGTCTGGAGGGTTCTGCGGTTTCCAGGCGTCTTCCAGAGCTTCAGAAGATGGGGCTTGTCAAACTCACAGGAAACATTGTCAAATCTTCAAAAGGTCGTAACGAGAGGGAGTGGTCAGTATGAAACGAAGTGACGCATTAAAGTACTCGACCGGAAGTTTTGAGTACGAAACTGATGACGGTCCTGTTGATGTTTTCTATACGTTTGAGCCGGGCGATCCTGATGTGGGATTAGCAGACGATTACGACATCAACATCTTTGATGGTGAGGACGATATCACTTTCGATTCTGACCACAATCTTTATCTGAAGGTTAAAAGGTTAGTCCCCGATCATCATCAAAAAATGATTCAGGATTTACAAGATTAACTTGGCACTCATCATCGGAATTTTAGTGATAGGGCTAATCATTGCCCTATCCGTCATTCTTTACATATTAGCTTGGCATGAAACAACAAAAGATTCACACGACTACAACTCTAAAAGAAAAAATCATTGAGGTTGGAAGATGTTGGGAATGGACTGGATACTGTGCGAATGGAACCCCCTATGTGTTTCACGCAGGTAAGATGATCTCTGTTCGAAGATTGTTCACTCAGTTGCTTAAAAAACCAGTAATGGATGGCTACTATGTTGCCAACTGTGGAAATGGGCTATGTGTAAATCCAAAACATATAATTTACAACGATGCCAAAGAACACATGAAAAAAGGCAACAGCAAGGCTCTAAAAAGCCCTACACGCCGTTTAAAAATCCAAATCTATAAGAGAGCCACAAACGCCAAATTAACGCAGGAAATGGCTGACGAAATCAGGTACTCAGAAGGTCCGTCAAGGGTCATCGCTGCGAAGTATGGCGTTAACAGGTCGGTAGTGTGTAGAATCAGGACAGGAAAAGCCTGGGTCAATCTACAAAATCCGTTCGCAGGACTCATGTGAAAATCGCTTATTCAAACCTTCACCCGATGCCTTCTCAGGTCCAGATAAAAGAGAAGCAAATCAACCGTGAGCAAATAGTTCAAAACAAGGTTGCTGAAGTGTTGGATAAGCAAACCCAGACCGAAGAATACAAGTATTACAAAAATCTGGGTTCTAGGATTGACGTTTACGCTTGAAGAACAGCCTCGTATCTAGCTTTTCTATCTGCGATCCCGATCAAAGCCCCGTTAATCTTCTTCGTCATGCCTTCGATATCTCCAGCATCAGCGAAAGATGACAGATTGTTTGTTGAATAGAACCAACCTGCACTGAGAGCTGCAAATCTAGGCTCAAGCAAAAGGTCTGGATTGTTGACAAGATCAATCCTCAATGCCTTGCCGCATCGAGTCATATTGTCTTTGCCGGTTAATTGCTTCAGACCTCTGCCCCTGTACAGCCAACCCTCACCAGATTCAATCGTTCCGTTTCCCATACGATTCGAGTAAACGACATTGGCGATTGACTCAGGCTTGCGATGGAGAGCCAAGGCAAACTTGTTTGGTTTGTTCTTTCCGTTCTCTTTGATATATTTTCCGTCTGGTCCTTTTTCAGCAAAGCGATTTGGCCATACAGCAGCCATCGTGTCAGCAGAATAGTTAAGATTCTCAATTAGTGTTTTATACCCACCAGATTCATGCGCTGTCTGTGCAATGAATGCGGCAATGCGTTTGTCAGTGTTGATTTCGTAATGCTCGCAAACCTCAAGGATAGCCTCTATCCACTTTTTAGGTTCAGCTACCCTTGCTGCGACAAGATGTTTAATCTCTGGCGTCATTTCTTATCCTTGTTTCTACTGCCTTGTGAAGAACCCAACAAGAATGCAAACATGGAAGTAACCATTGTTCCCATCACATAACCGAGCACAGTGTCGGCAAATCGCATATTGCTTTCACCAATGGGAACCCAAATAAGTGAAGGGATAAATGCGGCAGCAAAAATAGACCAAAACCCAATAAAGAAATAAATAAACCTACGAACCAAAGGATCATCAGACTCCATCGCTTTCAGTTGCATATCCGTGGCTCTCTGTCTTGACTTCTCGTCAAGTTCAGCCATGAATTCCTCATGCTTCATTGCTTCAGCTTGCAATTTGGCATAGTCATCTTTTGTTGCCTCATGCTCAGGCTTTAACTCAATGCCCATCTTTTGCTGGACATAGTCAACGCCCTTTTCCATAACGGCATCGGCAACTTTTGGAAGTCCGTTAGAAATCAGACCAGAAACGATTGATGCAATGACTGGCAACATTATTTTTTCTCCTCATCTTTGGGCGGCTCTGGGTCTTTCTTAATCGCATCCATCAAAGCATCTTTACCCTTGATGGCCAGCAACGTGCCAAGCGAACCCAAGATGTATTTGCTCATGTCAGACAGCAAAAAGAAAAACTGTTTGTCAGCCGGTGCGATAGCGTTCATCGGTTGCGGCACAAAGACCAAGCTATACATTGACAAAAAGACCATACAGGTTATTGTCAAACAGAAAGTGATCGTAATCAGCAACTTGATTACAGAATCTATCTTGTCAGGATTCATCGCACATCGCCTTTCATGTCTTCAGGTTTGATAAGTTGGTCGGGACATTCTTGAGTGATCGCGCACTGAGGACGTTGGCATCGAGGAGAGTCCCAGTTCTTTGGGTCTTGGCAGGGATACCTAAAAGATTCCTGAAGGCATCCTGTTAACAATAAACAAAGTATAAGAATTCTCATTTTTCGCAACCTTGGTCAAACTGTTTTCTAAGTTCAACTACTCGTTTATCCATCTTCCTCGCCCTGGCTTCTTCGATCTTATAGTCCATGAACAGAAACCCTCCAAAAGTCAAACACATCAGCAAAGCAAACATCAGGATGACGTTACCCACCATAGCGAGAACGAGCCTTCTCTGTGTCGAGCGATTGCCCAAAGGAGGAGCATTAGGTACAGCCACACGATTGTTCCGCAAATCAGCCATGCTCCAATTCCCCAATAAAAGTCTCGCTCTTTCTTTTGTTCAGCGGCTTCTTTTTGTCTTTCGATCCTCAGTTTCTCCCAGGCTCTTTTTTGTTCCTGACCGATCTGCGCTCTCATCACTTCAAATCTTGACCACAAATCTTTCAACTCTGGAGGCGATTGATAAATCATAATTTCCCGCATTTCAGTCTCCATCATTTGTAGTCGAGAACGAATCAAAACCCTCTGAAGTGCTCTCTTGCTGACTGAATCCTCTCCTTCATAGACCTGATGAGCTTGTTTTTCTTCTTCATAGAAAAGTTGCTCGATCTTGTCAAAAGCGTCAAAGAAGTCACCAAGTTGATTTCCGATTCGAGAGATCACGTCATTCGGGTCGGTTGTAGCCGCTTCCCTGAATTCTGCTTTTTTCTCTGCGATCTTTTCAGCTTGCTCCTTGGAGACTTTCCTTCCAGCGAATTGTTTGTCAATGTCTTTAAGGACTGATGACACATCACCCGCTGCGCTCTTTATGTCCTTGTAAAGTTGACAACCCTTCTTGACGGCTGACACCGCACTCGATGCCATCATCATCAAAGAAATTGGGTCTAACACTCACTTTATACCTTGGAAATAGACGCCCAGATAACACCAGCCATGCCGCAGAGCATTACACCTGCGGCTTTGATAATGATGCCTTCTAAGCGTTTTAAACGAGCATTGATCTGTTCGTAACGATGGGCGCAAACCGCCTCATGCGTGTCTAAACGAGCCTCTACGTTACTTACCACGGCACACCTTGAGCAGAGACAGGGTTCTTCAAAAGATCAATCTTGGCTTGCACAGCAGCCTCGGTTGCGGCTTTGTCAACAGATTCCCAAACCCATGCCAGAACTTGAGCTTCGGTAAGTTGGTCATAAGGAACGGTAGGCTCACCAGTCCACGATGCAGTCGAGTAAACAGAGTCGGAATATTCTCCGTCAGTGCCAACGCATTGCCAGTGCCCGACCTTAACAAAGCCTGTTGCAATATCGCGTTCAAGGGGATTAACGGTCCAAGTGAATGTAGTCATGATGTTTCCTTTTCGGTTTAGGGATGAGATGCCTTGTAAGCATCAAATTCTGCTTTGAGTTCCTGCAAAGCCTTCATTAGCGCATATTGCATGTCTGTCTGATAAATTGATTTTAGAGGAATACCATCTTCAGGAGTATTTCCAAATCCTGACGTATCAACTAATTCCGGAGCAACCGTCTCCACCTCTTGAGCAATAACGCCCAAATTCAATAAATTATCAGCTTGGTCTTTGTATTTAAAAGTTCGAACAGGGATTGCACAAATTTTTTCAAGATAGTTTCCAGCATTTTTAATGTCAGTTTTTGTGCGTTCATCAGATAGATTGACATCATTCGCGCTGTAATTTGCAATGCCTCCGTTTGAACGTAAAGAAACACGCAATGCTGTACTATCTTCACAGAATAAAAATTCTGAACCTGTATTGTTTGGCGTTGCTGCTGTGTATTTAATTGAAGGGCCATATGGCGTAGCATTTGAGTTTCTGAAATATGCTGTATTGTCAGAACTTGCTGACCAAACTTGCATCCTGACAGTAGACACATCTGATGTTGTTCCTAGCAAATAATTGCCGTTTGCAGTCAATGTAGCTGCTTGAGTGAACGTTATGGCGTCACCTGCTGTGCCGGAGGCTGCGGTGTACCAAGCGTGCGCTCCAGATAACTGCGTATATCGTGTTGGAGCAACACCCGTGACATAGTACGTCCAAGTGTTTGAGGCGCTTTCGTAGCAGTTAAAATTGAGGCTGGTTGAACCGTTTGCTTGTTCGTTCAATGACGCATAGCCAGTATTTCCTAATTGAAATGCTTTGGCTCCAGACCTCCAAGCACTCGGCGTAACTCCCAGCCCCAGGTTGCCGGAGGAGTCTATACGGGCGCGCTCAAGCAAACCACCGCCAGCACCATCCAGTGTGTACATAGCCAGAGCAGAAGCGTGATATGCGCCAGCCGTGCGAATGCCTGCAACTTGTGCCCCAATAACATCATTAACACCATCAACAACAAAACCGATACCTGCGCCCGTTCCTGTTGTAGAAGTGTCTTGGTTTGCCGCAACAATCGGAATCACTACAGAACCGACACCAGTCTGATTTGCTTCAAGGCGTGTTTGTGGCGAACTTGTCCCAATACCCACACTTATGCCACTAGCTGTGTACAGGCTAGAGCTGGTCAGGCGCATGGCTTCGGAGTTGTTTACATAAAACTGCCAATAACCTGATGTTGAAGGGTAATAACGCAATGCTGTTTGAGAGTTAGTTGTATCAAACAACGACCATGAATTAGAACCAGCATTGTCTTGGTCAATATAAGTGCCATAGTTTTGTGTGCTGTTTTGAGCAACAAATGCTAAAAATTGACCTGATGCGTTTTTGTTTCCTTTAATCGCGCCGCCACCAAAGACAGTCAAAGAACTCCCATCAAAAGTCAGCGCAGACCCACTGGTAGCAACTTTAGAGCCGTTTAAGTACAGTACACCGTTAGCAGTGCCGCCGGAGAGCGTAGGATTCACTTCCAGGGTAGGAGTGCCCTTGATCGTTACCGTGTCACCAGAAGCGTCACCAAGAGTGGCGTTTCCGTTTGCCACCAAAGCACCCGTCAGAGTCGTTGTACCAGTGACAGCCAAGGTAGACGACAAAGTAGCCGCACCAGTAACTCCCAAAGTCCCTGCGACAGACGTATTACCAGAGGCAGACGCGACTGTGAATTTGTTGGTAGCAACAGAGAAATCCCCGCCAGAGTTCACCGAGTCACCAGCACCACCAGTTTGGAATTCTTTTAACTGACGCATCAATTCGCGAATGGCATCGTTGATACCACTGGGCGCGCAGCCTTCCGCAATGTTAATTGAGTTAATGTCA